TTTGATTTTAAATTTATATCTTGTGTGTGATAATGTTTAAAAATAGGAGTAAATTTGTTTGGAAATTCTGCATAATAAATGCTTTCTAATTCCGTTGTATTTTTAGTTTTTGTTCCACACCCATCAAAGACAAAGCATAATGCAGAATCAAAATTAGAATTATAAAATCCATGTGTAGCATGACATAAATGATGTCTATCGCCGTAATTTATAATTTTTATTTTGGGAAATTGATTTTCTAATACATGTGTTTGATAATTATATTTTGTATTGCAAATAACTACATAATCTAATTGATTAGCATATGGTTTTAATTTTGCAATAGTTTTAGAAATAATACCATCATATTTTTTACGGCTCAATCTTTCTTCTTCAAGATAAAACTTAATGTTTCCATCTTCAAGAAGACAAATCGAGCCGTGATGAGAAGTATTAATCCCCGCTATCAACATTGGTAATATTAAATTCTTTCTTAAATAAACTCCTTAGTTTTTGAGCAAAGTCAAGAATGTCATGATTATTGTTGTAAATTAATCCGCACTCTTTTGCAATTTTAATAATTTCTTCGTTGTTCATTAATCTATCCTCAAAGAAGGTTGAATAAGTTCGTCGCAATTACAATTAGGACATTTCCATTCAAGTGCTTCGGAAACATTTGGGAAATTGCAAATAAAAACTTGCTTAACTTTGTTGGCAATATCCATATGTTCTTTTTGAGTACCATTAGCAGAACGAAGATTAATATAATGTATCCACGACCTGCATGAACCCGTCATGTAAATTCTGGTTGGTGTTGCGAGCGGCAATACAAACCTTGCACATTCCTTTGCTACTTGATTAGCCAACAACTCATTGTATAGATGCTGCGCTTGATAAAAATGTTCTTCAATTTTTGCTTCAAGTTTCACTTTAGTTATTTGGTCTAAATCATCAGTAGAGTTCTGACGATTTTTAGTATCTTGTTTTCTAAGTTCTGGTACAGGAATATCAGAACCTAAAAGATTTGTATCTGCATAGCGTTGCGAAAATTCTTGATATGTAAATGAACGGTGGCGAAGAATTTGTGCCGCGATACCACGATTTGTTTCAATCTCAAGAGTCATAGAAGACTGTTCAAACACAGACCAATGATTATGCTTAATGCAATAAGCAAGTAACTTAGCATAATTTTCGTTGTTTTGATTCGCAGGATTGCTAACTCTAGCAATGTATGCCATTGTTTTTTCTGCATCTGGAGTAATGCTGATGAGTTTTACAGTCATAATTAACGTTTCTTTTTCTCGGGTGGTTTATATCCCCATGTTTTAGGGTTTACTTTTCCTTCTGTATAGGTGATTTTAGTGATTCCTGGAAGCCCAAACTTGTCATAATAAGCATCAAAGATTTTCACTCTAGCATTTGCTTGTACTATATCATAGTACATTTCTCCGTCAATTTCAACTTGAACTAGATGACTATTTCTAGGTAATTCTGAATCATTTGCATCACCAGGACGACAATCAGATTTAATTAACAGTATACTATACTTTTTTAAATATGCGGTTTTTTCTTCCAGGTTCCAATTCAAGCTCCTCTACCTCCCCAAGTAATTTCGGGAAATGCTTCTTTAACTGTAGCAAAAGTAATTTTATATTTTTTATGGAGTTGCTTATCTTTAACTGCTAACAGAACTTCTGCTTCAGATGCTTGTAATCCTTCCAGCATCTGAATAAACATTTGTTCTTTACGAGTTTGTCCGAGATTATCATTACCACCTTTCAAAAAGTGATAAAACAATCTAGATTCATGCTCTAATGTTGTATGCTCAGTGCCAGGAGGCGCCTCGTTCGGTCTATACGGAGGAGTGCCAGGTGGAATTGCATTGATAATAGAATCATCAAAGTTCCAAATTAACAAGGACCTTAATGCTTGTGTATTATGTTGTCTCAATAAATTAATTTTTTCTGCTTTTGTTTTAGCGTTAGAAACTTTTTGCAGAACTTCAGAAATTAATAATCTCATTTGTTTAACCAAGGTAAATTAGTGTTTTTAAAACAAAACTCATACATCAAATCAGACAAATTATGTTTGACGAAATATGATGGAGGAACTTTTTTTCCAGAATTATTTAGAGATGTAAAATATGTGATGATATTATTTCTAACTTCGTCTGGAATGTAATTAAAATCAATAAGAGTTCTATTTCTTATATAATTTTTTACTTGTGTTTCAGTACAAATATCAGTATAATGTTTTGTCAAAAACAATTCTACTGTTTTTTTACTCAATGGCTTTTGTCTTTTGCCCGTCATAAAAGTGTCATCAGGAGAAAGATAATTTGGAATACCATCAGACCTATCTCCTTTCACAACATGTTCATTAACAAATAACACTACTTCTTTTTTAGAAACATTGATGTATTTTTTCATCACAGGATTATATTGTTCTACAAAAGAATACTTATGTAGTTGAATAAAATCTTTATCTCCAGAAAGAATTAAAATTTTTTCAGGAGAGTCCTGCTTAGAATTTTGATTGCAGATAACAGATATAATATCATCTGCTTCGGCACCTTCTACTTCTATAACTTTATATGGAAATAACTCTTTAATTTCGTCTCTAATTTTATTGAGACAATTAAAAATAGTATTCCAATCTAACCCAGACTTTTCTCTATCCTTCTTTCTATTTTGTTTGTAAAAAGGAAAAAAATCTTTTCTCCAATATCTTTTTGAATCATAACAAAGAACTAGTTCTCCATACTTAGGAGAAAATTTTCTTTCATAAGACTTTAATGTGTTTAAAACCATGTGTCTCATAAAGTTTTCATCCAAATCATTGTTCCCTTTTATATGGGACATCAAATTTGAAATCATTGTCTGATTCATATCAACAAGAATCATGTGCTCTACTCCTCATCGTAATCATCCTCTTCAAATCTTACAGAATATAATTCTGAATGTATGGGGTTTCCGTTTTCATCGAACATTTCTGGATGCTCGGATGGAAGCATTCTATTAGATAATGTTTTTGCCAAAAACATATAGTTTTCGTTTGCCATCCAACCAATTACAATCCCCAACAATCCAGCAAAAATTATTGCAACTGCTGAGAAAAAGAGTACGATGTTTTCGCTCATTTTAGGTTCCTCTTGAGATTTTTTTAAACACGAATGAGAATTCAAATTGAAATCCAATCAATCGGTTTCCTAATCTCAAAAGTTTCCCCGAGGAAATTCTGAAATTAGGAACATCAGATTTCCTCCCCCTTAGCATTAACTCTACACCTTTATTTAGTTCCATTAAAGTAACGAATAGTTTCAAGGACTCCCCCTACACACTTATCATCAACATACACTTGGGGGAAAATTTTTAATCCAGAATGAATTTTACAAAACTCATTAAATTGCATACCAGTGCCAGTTTCTCCTAGTTTTAAAACAGAAATTTCAGTGTAATCAATTTTAGAATTAGTAAAAAAGTTTTTTACTGCTTCACAATACCTGCAATTCTGAATGGAGTAAATTGTTACTTTCATGCTCTTTAAGTTTATGATAATAATTTAAAAGTTCATCGTCTGACATAGAATCATAATGTCCACTTTTGTATTTTAGATTCAACAAATAGATATTTTGGTCATATTCATCATAAAGAATGAATTGAATTTTCTTAATCAGAGATTCTCGTTCTTTAGAATTTAACATCATGATTGTCTCCTCTTGTTGTTGATGATATTTATTGTTCAGACTTAAGTTCTTTGGGAACAATTAATCCTGCTCTGATAACTGGACTTTTCAAAAGCCTTTTAAGTCCCTTTATTTTTGAATTTAGTTGCTCACGCATGTTGCGTGTATCTTCAGGAGGAGTTCCAAAACCTTTAAAGGACATAAAAAAAGGAAGATTTTACTCTTCCATTCTACTATGATTGATTGTTGGTGTCAAGCTTGACAGAAATCCTTGGCTCTGGTTCTCCTAATGCATTTCGTCTGTCATATTTGAATTGCTTATATGGTCCATCAGCATCAACAAAATGTAAAAAAGATTGAAGATACCAATCATTATTAATTGGAGGACGCCAATGCCAAAGGTCACAACCTCTATACAAACAAAGGTCGCCTGGCTTTAAATACAAGGCGACTGCGTTTTCTTTATTGGGAGATTCGCTAAAACAAATTGGATTTATTTCAGTTCCCTCGAATGCTATAGAAAGTGTTGCAGATATTTGACATGACTTTCTATCTCTATGAATCAATAATTCATTTCCATGAGAATATTTTCTGGTGTAACTATATGAAGGATACAGATTAGACCCAACAATATCACTAAATGGAGCAACACATTTTTCTAATATAACTTCCATGAAAGGGTCGGCATAAAAAGCAAATTCACGAGTACCTTTTATACTAGGATTAATTGTAATAATTTTTTCTTTAGAAAAATTAAATCTATAATGTAGATATTTTTCTACATCATTAACATCAATACCAATGGTTTCCAAAAAATTAGGAAGCACTTGGTAACCATCATTAGCAAAGGTCATCGGTTTTTATATGCCATTTTTGATTTAAATAAGTTTCACTAACTTGATAAGAATCAAGAGTGTTTAAAATTTCATACAACACATTGGTAGTTTCAATGTTTTCTTCTTCTAATTTTTTAATTCGTTCCTCAAGAAGTTTAATTTGTTTATTAAGGTCCATCATTCCTCCATGGGATGACCAGTACGCCAAACTTTTGTGTCAGGAGGTTCACACTTTGCATCCCAAGAACGCACCAAAAGTTCAGTAAATAGTTCCATTTTTTCTGGATGAACTGCTGCTGGATTTTGATTAATTTGATTTTTCAATGCAACCAATTCTTTCCACTCTTCATCTGAAAGTTGAGAGTTTACAGAATTTGAATAGGTCATGGGGTTACTTGCATGTACCATAGTATTTTATATTAAAATGTCAGCAAATCAACATTTTTTAATATTTTATTTGGGTTTGTGTAACATTACTTAACGTTAACTTCTTTAAGATATCTATGATACCGCAAAAACTTTCCGAGAGAACAGGGAACACCAAGACTATAACAACACTCTTGATATGATAAAAATTCAAACCAAGGAGTTGTATAATCAAACTTGTGATAGGGATGGGACTGGGGTGTTGTCAATGTGAATTTCAATTTTTCCATCATTCCAATGACGAATAACTCCTGCACAAATAAAGATGTTTGTAATTAAATAGGTTAAGAAAATAATACTACGAATTAACGCTACGAGGTCTGCCTCTTCGTTTTTTAGGCTCGCCTTCTGCCCTAGTGCCTTTGCCCACAGGCGCCACGTTTTTAGGCGGAGGGCAGTCACCCAATCGTTTGATTTCAATTGTTTTCTTGTCATACTTGTAACGAGCTAGATGTTTTTCTAAATGTGCTTCACATTGAAAATACGCAGTGCGTACTTCTTTACCCTCTGTGTGAATTAGTTTAACTGGGAATCCCTCAAAAGGAAACTCTTCTTTTTCAGGTTGCTTCATCGTCCTGTGATGTCCTCGTACTCCTGTAGTATACCACGTTTAAAGTGCAAACGCAAGCGGGGCCAATCCTCCCATTTGCCTTGCCAGTTGGCAGGATACACTTCAATATACTTCGTAATTGGATGTTGTTGAAGTTTTCCGTGCTGACCCGTTGGAATCCATTCAAAATTTAGAAATTTTTTATTTGGGTCATATCGTGGGTCATCCTCTTCAATAGTTTCAAATGTATTAGTGCCACTATAATTTGGATACCACAAAACACCACTGGGGTCTAGCCAATAGTCAGTCATTGTACCACCAATACCATCTTCAATGTCTTTGGTTTGGCACACCACATTTGTAAACTGCTCACCTAAATCATATGATGAGCGAAAGTAGTCGAACATGCCCATGGTTATTCTCCTTGTGAAAAATAATTAAAATTAATTAATACTCTAACTTTTTCATCAGTACATGTAATACCAGTATGTTTATAACTGCTATCAAATATTAGCATTCTATTTTCTATGCTTTCTATTCTTGTATTATCTTCAAAAATAGTACATCCATTATTAGTATTAATATAATATATTGCAGTTTTATTATTTAAATTAAAGTCTATGTGAAAATCACTTGTTATAGGAATTTCTGTTCTTGGAGTTAAGTTTGCCTTAACTCTCAACAACACAAACACATTTAATTTATCAATACAAGGTTTTAATTCATCAAATTTATCACTGACAATTCCTTTATTGTGTCTATAAAATGAATGAGTAAACTGAAACTTATTATCCAATCCATTATCATAGACCATAAATTTATTATAATACCAGGGTAAATAAGGACCTAACATCAATTCCTTGATAGATTCAAACTCATTTTCTGGTAAAAAATTATCAACTATTTCAATGCTCATTTCCTTTTAAAGAAAGTATCACAGTCAGGACATTTGTATCCGAAAGTAGCATCATCATCTCGGTCATACAAAGCAATCACTCGACTATACCAATAAGGAGGAGAATAGTTTTCTCTGTATTCTTTAGGAATAGGTTTGTCCCACCAGCGAGTACCACATGCAGGACAAAACTCTTGTTTAGTGTAGTTCATAATTAAGCGACCCAATCAGGTTTACGAGAAGGAATGCGAATGTAGTTGCTAGAAACCCAGGGTTTTGAAGCGACATACATGCGGTATGCTAGCACATCATCAATGGATGTGTCAAGTTTATATTCATCAGGCATTGCACGAGCAAATTCTGTAACCTTTTCATAGTCATAGATTGTGTATCCACGACCATGAAAGATGCTCATGGCTTCTTCAATAGTACTTTGACACGAATGGCGTTTGTCATATCGTTCTGTGTACTCAAAACAAAGTCCCAGACCATGTGCAATAAGCCATCCTAAATTATCGGAATGGTATGCTGCCCATTTAGTACAGGGATGATTGCGAAAAGCTCCTTTCTCAGTTGCGTATGGAGTTCCGTCTGCTTTGTGAATAGAACCCCAGTTATGATACCAAGGACTATAAATGATAGAAAGCATCTGACAAGTTTCCAAAGCCATTTTAACAACATGTTTGTCTGGAAGCAGCTTGGCTGCTTCCATAGGGTCTTTGTCAACAATAAAAATGTTCATTAGGTAGGTTGCTCTACTTGTTGAGTATACACGGAATTGAACAGCTCATTAAGAATTTTACTACATTCTTCATACTCTTCTCCGTTCAGCACAGTTTTGTCAAGTTGATACCGACGAACTGCATTAAAAATTAGTTTATACTGCTTTTGAGTAAAATTCATAAGTTGGTGGGTGATACTTTAGATATTCAAAGAAAGTAAGTTTCATTTCTTTCTGCGTCATACCACAATGTTTAGCTGCCGCAGGAAGTGTCATCGTGCAGTTAAACAATCCCTCGTTTGCTTCTCTGACGTTTTCTGGGGTTGTTTTGACTGGTGCTTCATATAGCGCACCTCTATTGATTTTTAGAAGATTCATCTTTCCACCTGTCAAGAGTGTCAAACAGTTCATCAAGTGACTTGAGTTTGTCAATGTCACACATCAATTCAGAAATACATTTAGATACCATAGGACGCTCATTTCGTGCCGCAAACGCAAGTGCATTACGCATTGCTGCTTGTGCTTCGTCGAGCGATTCTTCTACTTGTTTAGATAATGCCATCAGTCAGTTGCTCTCCATTGTGAAATTTTAGTACGAGTTGTTTGAAACTCTTCTACCATTATAAGAATATTATGTGCTCTTTGTTTTGCCTCAACTTCATTCCACTCTACAGTGTTTCCACTCCACAAAAGATAAATTTCTTCTACAATTGAATCAATTAATTTGTCGTAGTGAGTCATTAGTTAAGATTCCAAATGTCTTTGAATGTTTGCCCCTTATATAGTTCATCAATCTTATAAGGAAGCGGGTAATGTTTAGCCAAAGAGGATGCTCTCTGGCGTATATGTTTAGGAACCCTAGGAGTTTTTTTGGGGTCTAGCAATTCATACAGAAAGTTTAACGTCCTCTGCAAACTCTGATGTTCTTCGTAGGGTAGAGTCATAGTGTGGTGGGATGGTTTTCATGATTAGCATATCAAGCTTTTGCTCGATACGTGTGAGACGTTGTGACAGTTGTTCAACTGTCTCCTCTGAAGTAAAGGTATTCATTTAATAGTTTTCATGATACATTTTTTAAAGTTTTGAAATTCTTCTTCTGTGATGTTATCAGAAGCATAAGGAATTCCCAGTTGTTTTGCACATTGCCTCGCAACAATTTCAGGGGTTGGTTTAGGACTCCAATCAAATTGTATCATAGACGACGCAATCAAACAAGAAGTAAGCACTGTGCAAATTGCCTTCATGGTTCTAGTTTTAATAGAAGTTCATCATAATCATCTTTTAGTTTATCATAGTCAAGACTACATAAAATAGATTTATTATAAACCTCATCTAATTCATCAGAGATTTCTGAATACAATTGTTGTAGTTCTTCGTGTTCAATCTGAAGGTGATTATAATCTTGCTGAAGTTTTTCTAGTTTTTTAGTTTTTTCTGCAAGTTCTGCATGAGAACACATAAGGTCTAACTCTTCATCGGAATACTGTTTGCTTTTTGACTTTTCAGTTTCCAAAAGAAGATTCAACAATTTAGTACACAAATCAATTTGTTTATCTGTATACGTCTCAAACATACAAATAAGAGACGTATATAATTCCTGATAATCTTCTTTTACTTGAGGAGAAAAAGACATCAGCATTTCTTTAATGTTATAGAAATTGCCGTAATTGTTGTCTAATTCATCAAAAGTAGATTTTAATTCAGGAGAGAGTTTCATCGGAAGCACTCCAGGTCGTAGTTGTAATAAACATACCAGTCAATTCCTTTACCGATGGTATCACCATCAAAGTAAATATCTTCTCCTTTATAGGTGGCTCCACTTACAATAGACCAAGATTCAGCAACTTCATTGATAGTAATTACAAGTTGTTTAGGGTCAAACTCTTCATCATCGGGAAGTTCAAATTCTCCTACATAACCGCCTCGTTCATAAGAGTTATAAAGAATCCAGACACCACTAGGAGGAGAGAATTCATTAATGAGACAGCCAATTGCAGTGTCCACCTCATCATCTTCAGGAGCATTGTTCTCAATGTCTTCTGGAGTATACCAAGTAAACGTGGAAATGTCTTCAAGAAACACAGGATTATCTTCGTCACCCTCTACACAAACTCCAATTTTTTGGTCGTCTGCATAAGGACCCCAACAAAGAGAACCATCAGTAATGGTATCCCAAGTTGGCATATTATCTTTACGAGTTTCCCATTCTGTTACTTCACAGAGAAGGTCTTTATCATACATGATATTTCCTTCATCATCGAAACTAAAATACTTTTCGATTTGCTCAGTGGTCAGTTCAACTGCACCAAGTTCACTGAAATAGCAGCGGTCGAAAGGATGATTTCCACCGACCCAAATAGTGTAACGTTTCATTGTCCTGTATAGAGTACCCCAAAATTATAGCATCGAATCTAGGGGGTGTCAATCAGATAATATAAGAAGATAAAATGTTTACCGCATCATCCCATAAAATTCTTTGATAATTCATATCAAATAAAGCGATTGTAACTACAAATCTATGTTCATTCGTTGGATTATATGAGCTATGAAGAGGACCAACATTAACTAATCCCGATGAACTAAGTTCTGTTTCATAAATTAATTCACAATCATCATCAGAAGCAATTAATAAATTATCTTGATATTGAGGTTTATAAGTTTTGTCGGATTTCCACCATTTCATTTTACTTCCAACTGCACCATATTGGAAAATAAGTTTAGCCCATTCATCATAAGTGGAATTATCAGAGTGAATAATTCCTTTATCGTTTGGTGGTGTATAAAATACTTCAATCCATTTTGTTGTTAACCCTAATGAGTTTAACCATGGTTCTATCTTATCATTATTAAGTTGATTAAATTTTAATGTCTTATGAAAATCTACCCACGTACAACCGTCAATATTCCATTGATTAAAATCAACATTAGGAATATATTCTGGAATATTTAAACCTCTGTGGTATTTGTTTTCAAAACATTTAGATGATTTGCGATAGAGCTGAGGCCAGGTATCTCTAATGATTTCAGCAAGTTTATAAGGTGTTTCAGTTGATATCATAAATCTTGTGTTATGGACATTATAAACATAAAAACTCCAAAAAGTATAAAACTTATAAGGATGAAGAACATAAAAAAAGGAGTTCTTGTGGAACTCCTCTATTTATTTTTTAGGTTTTATATCAACCGATAGCAGGTGCAGTGAGAGCAACAGGAGTTGCTTCTACACTTGCCAGGTCAAGAGGGAAGTTATGAGCGTTACGCTCGTGCATTACCTCAAAACCAAGGTTGGCACGGTTGAGAATATCAGCCCAAGTATTGATTACACGACCTTCATTATCAAGCAGAGACTGGTTGAAGTTGAAACCGTTGAGGTTGAATGCCATGGTGCTAACACCAAGAGCAGCAAACCAGATACCAACTACAGGCCAAGCAGCAAGGAAGAAGTGCAGTGAACGAGAGTTGTTGAACGATGCATATTGGAAAATAAGGCGTCCGAAATAACCGTGAGCAGCAACAATGTTGTAGGTCTCTTCTTCTTGTCCAAACTTGTATCCATAGTTCTGTGACTCGTTTTCAGTAGTTTCACGAACCAATGAAGAAGTCACCAGTGAACCGTGCATCGCAGAGAACAGAGAACCACCGAACACACCAGCAACTCCAAGCATATGGAAGGGGTGCATCAGGATATTATGTTCTGCTTGGAAGACAAGCATGTAGTTGAAGGTTCCAGAAATTCCCAGAGGCATAGCATCAGAGAAAGAACCTTGACCGAAAGGATAGACCAGGAATACTGCAGAAGCAGCAGCAACAGGTGCGCTGTAAGCAACGCAAATCCAAGGACGCATACCTAGACGGTAAGAGAGTTCCCACTCACGACCCATATAAGCATAAATGCCGATGAGGAAGTGGAAGACAACGAGTTGGAAAGGTCCACCGTTGTAGAGCCACTCATCTAGGGAAGCAGCTTCCCAGATGGGGTAAAAGTGCAGTCCAATAGCGTTGGACGAAGGAACGACA